TTTTTAATATCCATCGTAAATCCTTTTAAGTTGTTCTGTAACGTCCATTCCTAACTCTGATGCAATCTTTAATGCTTGTATTTCAATTAGCTTATTAGCTATCTTATCAGCTTCAAATATAGAATTAAACGGTAAGTGTTTAAATGAACCCCTAACATCTTCTAAACCTAATACATTTTCGTAAAGGTCTGAATGTTGCACTACCTTTGGCATCATTGAATAATCTATAAACGAGCCTATTGCTTTTTCTTTATTCTCATAAGTTGAGCCTTTAGTAGATATGCTTAAAATATCCTTATCCATTCCGTACATATTAGCAATTACTGCTAAATCAGCTAAATAGCTTTCGTCTAGTTTAAGACTTGATAGATTAGAAACTAATTGATTAACTGTTACTTTGCTAGGAGTCGCAAATATATCTTTAGAACCTTTTAAACTGTTTGATATACTGTTTTGTTCAGCATCGCCCATTGGTCTAGAAGAAATATTATTACTGTCATGTTCGCCGCTTACCATAAATTTAGTAGTAAAAAATAAGCTCTTATTCTTAGCCGTTAGACTAAGCTCACTATTTTTAACAACTTGGTATAATGAATCTAAACGAGAATTACCATCTAACCAATTGCCACTAACTGAATTGCTTAAATCTGTTAATACATGAAGATTAGATAGTTCTAATTTTTGTTCTACATCTCCATTCTTATATTTAAACGTTCCTTTTAAAGCACTTTTTTTAGTTTGTTCTGAAAAAGCTAGTGAAGTAAACGACTTCTTTTGTTCTTTACTTAATTCTACTCCACAAGTGTTTAAACAATACCAAACATCATTTTGCATATAAATGTATGCTTTACCTAAATCACGCCAAAAAGAAACATCCCAGTGAAAGTCAGTCCAACTTTGGTAAGGGTTCGGCTGCTTCTTGTAAGAATATAAAAAGTCCTTCTCTTTTTCTTTGTCATTACTAAATAAGTTAAACTTTACTTGACTGTAAATATCAGCTCTATAACTAATAACTTTTAATACAGCAGGATTGTATAAAACTGCATTAAGTTTACTTTCTTCACTTTCAAATTTATTAACAGAAGATTTGCTAAAAAAGTCTTTAAAGCCATACCACCATGAACCATCAGAGTTGCGCTCTACGTTGTTAGGTAGTTTGTTGTTTCCTATACTTATATTGAAATTAAATGCCATATTGTTATAAATAGCAAAGCCACGTAAAGTTAATTACGTGGTTTGTTGCCTTAAAGTTTGTTTTTTGTTCGCTGTAATCACTACACTAAACCTATTTAATTAATACAAATATAATCTTTTTTATTTAAACTGAATAAAAATAGTAAAAAACTTTTAAATTATTTTAATTATCTCTACTAAAGTGTCTCCTTAAATATCTTATAGGGTCTATTAAATCATCATTAAGTTTTATTACTTCATCATCTACTATCCCTAACCTATCATTTGCGTAACTATAATTCCTAAACTCATAATCTATTCCTTTGCTACATGAAGTATAAAAAACATTTGTATTATGTAATAATGATATACCAGCCATAACAGACCCTTTAGGCTTATCTATTCCATAAGCATACTCCCATCCATGCGAACGTAATAAAATAATATTATCTGGAACAGCAGAATCACAAACTAAAATAGCGTCTTTAGGAATACCCAATTTTGTAAGCGTATATATTATAATACCACCAGCAATTGAATTAATACGCTCTCTTTCTGTACTATCTAAATCTGCTAATAATTCATTCTCTGACTTCCAGTTAAGTTCGTGTACATAAAAGTTGTTTTTATATTGGTCAAATTTCCCCTTAACTATACCGAAACCATGATTTTTTCCCCAATCCACTGCGTAAACTTCTTTAAATGGCAATTTAAGATAATCTACAAATTCAATTTGTTTCCAATTATTAAATATACGACCCTCAACTGCTTCTGTCCAACCACCCATTACAACATGTTCATATTTCTTAGGGTTTTCAATCTTTAATGTTTCGTAATAAGAAACGACATTTTTAGCTAAGTATTCTTTTTTAACGTCTAAATACGACGTGTGAATATAGCAAACATTCCCTTTTATAGTGTTGCTTCCGCCCTCTATACCTCTATTTAAAAAGAAAGTCCTGTATATCCAATGATGCACAGAAGCTGAGTTTAGAATTAATATAGTTAAATTTCGTTTGTCTTTACTTCTAATAGATAAAAACACTTTCTCATAGGTATCATAATCTGGTAGTTCTTCTGCTTCATCTACTATAAAACAATTAAACCCAAATAAAGACTTTAGATTTGCTGTTTGTTGCTTAGAACCTGTTTTAATTCCTTTAAAAGCTATTCTACTACCTTTACTTTCAATATGTGTATTATTTGAATTAACCTTACTACCATAATTTAACAAATCTATTTTATCGTCAACTTCTGGTTTAATAGAATCTATTATAGAAACGTTTGTAAATCTTGTGTATAATACGTTCCATCCATACTCCACTAATGCTATTAAAGACAAAACAGATATTACAAAAGACTTAGCAGAACCACGTCCACCTGTTAAAATGACAGTGTCAACTTCTGGATGCCCTCCTTGCAATATCTGAAATAATGGCTGGTACTTTTTTGAAAAATCAATATTCATTTATTCAGTTTCTTCCTCAATATCTGTATCAATAAAGTTTATAATAGGAGATGTATTAACGTCTTTTCCATTTGTAGTTACGTCTGTTTGTTGCTTATCTGTCATGTTATGATTATTCTTTAAAATGAATATCGCCATAGTTGGATTTGCATCTCCGTCTAATCCCTGTTCAATTAGTCTTTCTTTAACAATTTCACGACTCTTTTTTATTGATACAAAAACAGTATTGAATTTATCTTCTAAATAGTTTATTAATTGTTCATAACCTCCAGCTTTTAAACAAGCGCCACCCAAAGTTCTAATCTTTTTATTTGTTTCTAATACTTCTAAAACTTTATTGCAAAAATCATTAGCTTCTTCTAAAGTCCATTTCTCAGCATTAGTGTTACCTTTCATTTTTTCACTTACACCCATTACTTTACTTTTATACTACACTTGTTTTTCAAGTATAGGTTTTTTAAATTCCTTATCAATATTTTTAACTATCTCTATAATAGTTTTAGTATCAGTTCCAAAGCTTTCTATTAATTCTAAAGCTGGTTCTAATTGTGCTACTAACAATCCGTTATCAATTAACTCCTGTTCTGTTTTACTAAAATTAGTTACTTCAATATAACATTTATACTTATTGTAAAGGTTTTCTATAATACCTTCTTTAAATATATTAAATAATTTATTATCTATTATTGAATTAGACCCATCTATATGATAAATTGTATAAGTCTTATATTCTTTGTTTAGATTAATTCTAAATAGCTTATTTAGTATGTAAAACTTTATTTGCCTTATGTATCTCATAGTTTACTTATATCAATTGTTAAAACAGTTTGAATAAACTTACAAGCTTTTAATACTTCTGCTTCTCGTGTAACGTAATTACGTCCTTCCTCGCTTATATCTTTAATAGCTTGCTTTTTACTTTTGCTTTGCCCTAACTGTTTAAATCCTTTTTTCATTATTCAAATATACAAAATATTTATTTAGTATTACAAATTAAACTGACTGAATTTTAATTGATATGCTTTATAGTAATAATCTTTAGTAAACTTTTTAAAGTCTTTCCAACTATCGAAAGTCATTATTTTTTAGCAATTGGTTTATTGGTTATGCGTTCAAACTTTATTACTTCTATTTCTTGCATTTAGAAATAACTTTATAATAAGTATTTGGACTGTTAATGTGTCTTAAATCCTCAGGAACTCTTAAAGCTCCATGTATCCATGATTTTTCTATTTGCTTTTGTTCTTTCGGTATGTATTCGTTATCTATTTCTTTTATTATTTTCTCTAAAATAGTTTTTACAAATGAATTAACTCTAAATCTTATTTCTGTATCATTTATTCCTTTTAGTTCATTTTCAGCAACTATAATAGTTTCTTTTAAATCCTGTTTTAATTCTTCTAATACTGTCATAATCTTTTATTTTATTTGTTTAGTTTTTTCTTTGTAAATCTTAATTAATTCTTTTACTTCTTCTATATCTATTTTAAACATCTTTTAAGTAACTATCTATTAATTTACATATACTTACTATATTCCAAGCAAATAATGTCTTATAACCTAAAGAATTAAGTTTATCAATTGCTTTCTGTTGTTCTTCTAAATGTTCATTCTTTAAAAGAGTACCGTCTTTTTTAAACGGGCTTTTAATTTTAAGCTCAATAAACAAACCTTTGTACTCTTTATTTGGCTGAAGTATTAACAAGTCAGGGCAAGCAAATCCATATTTTTGTATTGCTTTATTTCTTGCTGCTTGTAACATTGTAAGCTTAACGTTACCTATTGTATCTGATAAAAACAACACATCTGGATAACGAAGGCTTAAATACCTGCATACTTCCTTTTGTAACTGATATTCTGGATGTTTCATAACTCAAATGTACAAATTAAAACGGACAATTCGATTTTTTAGGTATTAATTCTATATGTTTATTAATATCTGACTTTTTATAAAACACGCTATTAATATAATAACCTATTGAACCGCCAACTTTAACACATTTTATTATCTTACCTCTTTTAGTGTTAACTATCTTTTTACAATTAGTTATTTTATAATAATTATATTCTTTAAATTGCCATTTAGCTTTTAATTTTATTTCTATTATCATACTTTAACTAATTGTAAATTAATAACTTAATGTATTGTAAAGTTGCGTATATACAATAGTTATAA